TAATTACCGCAACATTCTCTGGAACATTTAACGGTAGTATCAATGGTAATGCTACTGGATTAACTGGAACCCCAAGTGTTACGGTTAACGCATTAACTGCTACTTCTGCTACTATTGGTACTAATGTAATTGTTAATTCCACTGGCATTAGAGTTACTGGAGTAACAACTTCAACTGGAGGATTTGTTGGTGCATTGACTGGTAATGTAAGTGGTAATGTGACTGGAAACGTTACTGGTAATGTAACTGGTAATTTAACCAATACTGTAACTGGAACAAATACCACTGAACTTGTTCGTGGTAACATGGCGGACAACGACCAGTTCCGCATTTTAATCGGAGGCACTGCTTCTAACGCTGGTTATGTTGAAATTGCAACTGCAGATGATGGAACCGAACCAATTTACGTTAGACAATATACTGGCGTATTTTCAACTCTAACCAGAACTGCAACTCTCCTTGATGGTTCCGGTAATACTACTTTCCCAGGCACAGTAACTGCACAATCTGATATTAAATTAAAGACAAACATCAATACAATTGAAAAGGCTCTAGAAAAAGTATTGAAGTTGCGTGGAGTTGAATATGATCGTATTGATATGAATGGCGAACATCAAATTGGTGTTGTCGCTCAAGAAGTTGAAGAAGTAATCCCTGAATTAGTATTTGAAACTGAAGATGGAACTAAGTCTGTTGCTTATGGAAACATGGTAGCAGTTCTAATCGAGGCAATTAAAGAACAACAATCACAAATAGAAGACCTGAAAAATCAAATTAATGAACTTAAAAAATAAATAAAAAAACATAAATACCTCTAGGAAACTAGGGGTATTTTTTTATGGCGCAACCATCTAGTAGAGCGGAGTTGAAAGATTATTGCCTCAAACAACTAGGAAAGCCAGTTTTAGAGATAAATGTAGATGATGATCAAATTGATAATCTAATTGATGATGCAATTCAATATTATCATGAACGTCATTATGATGGTATTGATCGTGTGTTTTTAAAACACAAACTCACTCCTGCAACCAAATCAACATTGGCTCAACCTGGACCTATAGGTTCTGCTACTACATCTCCAACTGTTGTTGGAGCTGGTTTGACATCTCTTTCTTATGTTGAAGGAGTAAACTATCTACCCCTTCCAGATTCAATTATTGGTGTTAATAGTATCCTTAAGATAAACTCCAGCACAGTTTCTGACGGTCTTTTTAATATTAAATATCAATTATTTTTAAATGATGTTTATTATTATGGTGCATTAGATCTACTTAACTATGCTATGGTTAAAAGATATCTTGAAGATCTAGATTACTTATTAAATCCTCATGCTCAAATTCGTTTTAACAAAAAGAATCATAAGTTATACTTAGACATAGATTGGCAACAAGTTGGTGAGAATGAGTATGTAATTATTGATTGTTATAGAATCGTTGATCCTTCAGATGCTCCAAAACTTTACAATGATTGGTGGTTAAAGAAATACCTTACTGCTTTAATTAAAAAACAGTGGGGACAAAACATGATCAAATTTAATGGAGTTTTACTTCCCGGTGGAGTTCAACTAAATGGAAGACAAATTTATGATGATGGTGTAGCCGAGGTTGAAAAACTAGAACAACAATTAAAAGACGAGTACGAACTACCACCACTCGATCTCATAGGATAATATGTCACCATTAAATTCTTATTTCCTCCAAGGATCTCCGAGTGAGCAAAGACTCATTCAAGATTTAATTAATGAACAACTTAAAATGTATGGACAAGATGTTCTATACATGCCCAGAAAAATAGTTGGTGAAAATACTGTCATCAAAGAAGTTACTGCATCCAAGTTTGATGATAGTTTTCGTATAGAAGCTTATTTAATGAATTATGAGGGATTTAGTGGGAATGGAGATATTCTCAGTAAATTTGGTGTTAGAAGTAGCGATGAAATAAATTTAATAATTTCAAAAGAAAGATATGACGATTTTATATCCCCTTTACTTAAATTATGGCCAGAAACTGAAAGAAAGATAGCATATAGACCACAAGAAGGTGATTTAATCTGGTTTCCTTTAGATGAGTCTCTATTTGAAATCAAATATGTAGAACATAAAAAACCTTTCTATCAATTAAACAACCTTTATGTATATGAATTAAGATGTGAGAGATTTGAATATGAGGATGAAATTATTGATGTACCAGAGGTCGATCCAACTGGAATCGAAGTCAATGAATCTATCAAAGATCTTGGAAACATTTATACTATTCAAATGGTTGGTACTGGAGCAACTGTTGCAACAGCTACTGTAGGATTTGCAACTACAAATCCAAATTCCAAGTCTGTACAGTATATTGATTTAATCAATGATGGATATGGATATAATTCTGCTCCAATTGTTTCAATATCTACAGCACCTACTGGAGGATTGACTGCTACTGCTGTTGCTATAATGACAAGTAGATCTTCTAATCAGAGATTAGCCATTGACAGAATTTTAATCACAAATCCCGGATTTGGATATACTGAACCACCAACAGTAAGTATTTCTGGTGGTGGAGGTTCTGGTGGAATCGCAACAGCTGTCATCAATAGTGGAGTTCTAGGAATTATTGGTATTTCTTCTGGTGGTGTTGGTTATACAACTACTCCACAAGTTACGATACAGAAAATCTTTATTCCATCTGGTTCGGGAATATCATCAAACATTAATAATGCACAGGCTGAAGCAGTTGTTAACTCTAATGGAGTCGTTGTATCAGTAAGATATTCGAATGCTGGTGCTGGTTATACATTTACTCCAACAATATCTTTTACAGATCCAACTGCAACTACATTTGGTGATTATGATTATAATGAGGTTGTAACTGGAACGAGAACAGGAACGACCGGATATGTTAAGAGTTGGGATTCTACAAATAGAATACTCAAAGTAGCGATCGTTGACGGTACTTTTGCAAGAGGAGAAGCTATTGTTGGAGTTGCCGCGAGTTACAAAATATCCACTGTACAAACTAATGAGTTTTTGGATGCTTATGCAGAAAACATTCAGATTGAAAATGCCGCTGATGCAATTGTAGATTTCAGTCAAAGAAATCCTTTTGGTGAATACTAAATAATTATTACTCCCAATAAATTATAATGATATCAAATTATTTTTATCACGAAATATTGAGAAAGACCATAGTAGCTTTTGGTACGTTATTTAATGATATAAAAATTAAACATAAAGATAGTGCTGGAGATGATTTTAGTATCATTACGGTCCCTATAGCTTATGGACCCATACAGAAATTTTTAGCTAGAATTGAACAAGTACCAGATTTAAAAAGAAGAGTTGCTATAACTCTACCGAGAATGTCATTTGAGATGACTGGTATCTCTTATGATCCATCCAGAAAGTCATCTACAATGCAGACATTTAAAGCATTGGATTCTGATAATAATAATGAAATAACAAAATCTTTTTTGCCAGTTCCATATAATGTAAACATTAGACTTTCAATAATGGCTAAATTGAATGAAGATGCTTTACAAATAGTAGAACAAATATTGCCCTATTTCCAACCACACTTAAATCTAACAGTAGATTTAGCCTCAAGTATTGGTGAAAAAAGAGATATTCCAATGATTTTGGAAAGAATTGGAATAGATGATCAATATGAAGGAGATTTTACAACAAGAAGAATTTTAATTTATACTCTTGACTTCACAGCTAAAACATATCTATTTGGCCCTACTGGAAATGGTAATGATGCTCTAATTAAACAAGTTCAAGTAGATTACTATTCCAATACCAATAGAAACAATTCATCAAGACAATTAAGATATGTAGTAGAACCTAGGGCTCTTAGAGATTATAACAATGATGAAATAACGGTAATTTCAGAGGATGTTTCTACAGATATTACAGAATTTACAGTTTCTGATGCTACGTCTTTAGTTGAAAAATCATATATTCAAATTGATGACGAATCTATGTACATTCGTAAGATAAGTGGAAATACATTAACGGTTAATAGAAGTCAAGATGGTACGATAGCTTCTTCACATGCTTCTGGAACTGCAGTCAATGTTATTAATAGTGTAGATGATGATTTAATTGATCTTGACGATGATTTTGGATTTAGTGAATATCGTTATGATTATGGTGATGGTAAAGTTTATAGTACTACTAAAGGAACTGATGTATGAACTTTGATGATATTGACAAAGCTTTAGATATAGAACCAACAACGATTAAATCCGAAATAGTTAAAACAGAAGTAACTGATATTCAAAAACCTACAGAAAATCTTGATCAATTACAAAAGGATTATGAATATTCTAGGGGTCAACTTTACTCAATTATCGAGAAGGGTCAAGAAGCGATTAATGGAATTCTAGAACTAGCCCAAGAATCAGATTCACCTAGAGCATATGAAGTTGCTGGACAATTAATCAAGAATGTTGGAGATGTTACAGATAAACTTTTAGATCTTCAAAAGAAAATGAAAGATATTAATAAGGAAGAAAAAGGAGCAACACCGACAAGTGTTACTAACAATGCAGTATTCTTTGGTTCTACTGCAGAACTTCAAAAGTTCTTGAAGAGTTCCATGAATCAAGATACATCTAAATAATAGATAGACCACTAAGTAAAGAAATGAAGACATTCCGAAATTTTTGTGCCGAGGCTTATTCTATTAGTGAAATGGCAATGAATCCAAATAGTCGTTTCACTACAAGTGCTCAAAGAAATGCCTATGCTTCAAATCAGATTGGATCAAAGCAATTTTCTGACAGAGGTGGATATGCAGCCCTTAAAGCAGGTGGTGGACAAGCAGCACTAAAAAAAGGAAGTAGTGTGAGTGATGTTCTTTATGCGGGACAAAAGGCAAAAGCAGCAAAGGCACAACAAGATTTTTCTAACAAAATAAACAGACCTTCTCAACAGCAGTCTACACCAGTCAAAAAACCAATGGATGATTTTGCTGCTGGTGGTGGTGCAGCAAAGATGAAAG